ACTATTACTTTTTTCCAAGTTGCCATCTATGTGATTTTTTAGTCGTGTTCGTTAGTTATAAATAAATATCATCCTTTTCTATTAACTGCCTCCTATGTAGAGATTATAATTTGTATCTAAATACAGCCCCCCACTAATAAAGGTAGGTGTTGATGATTGTGTTAGTAATTGTACGGTTCCTTCAAATACAGCGTTACCTGTGAATGTATTAGAACCAGTGGTTGCATACGAACCTGTAGCTGCTTCTAAACTATCTACTTGTGTTTGAATAGATGAAGTAAATGTTACAATTGATGATGTAAATGCATTAAATATGGAAGGTGAAACTGTTCTTGCATCTATTGGTGTAGTAAAATGAGCTGATCCGGTATCTAAACTTACACCTTCTGTGTTTAGAATTATACCATTACCTGCATCTACATCTAATACTACTGAACCAGCACTACCACCTCCTGATAATCCATCTCCTGCAAATACTGCTGATATATCTCCTGTACCTGCTACATTTGATGCTTCCCATACACCTGCAGAAGCATTATATTGTAATACGTTACCATTTGATGCACTATCGGCAGACGAAGAAACATTGTTTAATCCACCTATGGTAGTAGCTCCTCCACCTCCTCCTCCACCAGGCCATGTAAATGGTGCGAAAGATTGAGAGTTACTTACCCCACTATAACCAGGAGTTACAAAAGCTTCAAAGAATGAACCTTTATATAATGCATCTGTTTGTTCGACATATACTACTTGACCCTCAGCTACCCTGGTATGACTCAATGCTATCATATCTGAAGCAGAAGGTACAGTTATCCACCCTCCTTGAACGAATTCAATTTTAGTGAATGCTCCGGTGGCCCCGGATCTTATATATATGTCTGTTGCAGTTACTGCCATATTCTATTCTTTTTATGGTGCCGACCCTGATGAAGGCATTAAAAAGTATCTTGTATTATTATTATTTTGTCCTGTTTGAAATATCATACCCCAATTAGAATGACCTAAATGTGAGTTTTCTAAATCAAAATAGTATTCTTTTGTTCCACTAACTCCTTCTATTGCTATATCTTTAGCATAGAATGAATATTGTTTTGCTGTTCCACTACCGTATGGTATAGCTCCATTGTACATTGAATTTGGTTTATCTCCTACTTGTGATGAAGATGGAAATAATATTAATGCAATCTGAGCTGTTGAACTAAAGTCTAAATACCCTAAACTTGCTATACCAGTACCTGTACCAGATGTGTTAGATAATGTTGTTAAACTTGCACTAGCTAATAATGTTGCAGCACCACCTACATAAGAAGGACTAAAAGTAGTACCTAATGCTCCACTTTCAAACATAGCTATTACAGATCCTGAATTTACTCCTACTCCATCTCCTCCACTATCTCCTAACGTACCAAATGCTGCTGCTTCTGATGCTGGTGATCCTCCTGAATATCCATAAGCATATACTAAGTAAGGTTGGGTTGCTACTGTAAAGGTTCTTCCAGTATAATTAGTTGATTTACCAAAGCTATCGGTAACTTTAACATCGTAATTATAAGTACCAGCTGATAATGTTGTTGATGCTTCTATAAATGCTGATGATGAATCTGCATTATTATATTGGAATCTTAATTTATTAGAATCACTACCAGATAAACTTGCACTATACGGAGTATTACTTTCAGTATCTGATATACTCATACTAACTAAATCAGTACCTGCTGAAATTGATGCGGTCAAATTACCAACTATATTACTAAACGATACTACTGTAGGTGCTGCATTTTCTGTTACGTTTATACTAATACTACCACTACCTATATTATCATATTGATCTCTAAATGTAATATTAGAAGTTATTGAATCTCCAGAACCTGTACCTGATCCACTTAAGTTAAAATCAAGAGTTAATGCTCCTGCATTTGTTACTGCTATCTGTGAATTAGAAGAAGTAAATGATGCTACTGCTGGAGAACCATAACTTGGAGAATAGCTAACACTAAGGTCTCCCTGCGTACCAGTTCTTCCATTACTATTTGTTACTACATCAGCTCCACTAACAGCAGACTCTATTGCATAAAAAGTACCGTTAGTTCCTAACGTACCTATACTAGCAGCTGCAATAGTAAATGAATCAGTTTCAGTATTGGTGCTAAATGAATGTTCATCATCTACTGATGCTGTTATACCATAAGTTGAAGCACTCAAATTATTTTTAGCCTGCACTACATGTGATGTACCTGCTCTAAATGTATTTAACTGACTGTTTAAATTTGTAAATGATACTCCATCATAATCAATTGTATCACTTTCTGTATCACTAAATGTTAGAGTGACTAAAGTACTTCCAGATCTACCCAAGTTAGTGTTTTGGTTACCCGATGTGTCACTAAAAATTATATCAGGAGGGTTATTAGTAGTAACATTTATTGAAATGCTACCTGAGCCAACATTACCATATTGATCTTGATATGTAATAGTAGAAGCAATTGTATCACCTGAACCAGTACCTGATCCACTTAGTAAGAAACCTGTAGTTAACCCTCCACTACTATCTACTGCTATTTGTGCATTAGATGAGGTAAATGACTGTACTGAAGGACTACCGTAGGATGGTGAATAACTAACACTTAAGTCACCTTGTGTACCAGTTCTACCATTAGAATCTAATCTAATAGTGTTACTGTTACCAGCTGATTCTATAATATAAAATGTACCATTAGTACCTAATGTTCCAATATCAGCTGCTGCAATTGTAATAGTTCTACCATAAACATTACTTTTACCAAAGTTATCAAATACACTAGCTGTGTATGGATATGAACCTGCAGTAAGATTATTAGCTGCTTTTATTTCAAATGAAGATGAATTAGAATTATTAAATTGAATATTGAATGCAGATGCACTCACACCAGATAGACTAGCACTATAAGGAGTATCAGTTTCGACATCTGTTATACTTGCCGATACTAATGTAACTCCTGATATACCTAAATTGGTATTTAGTTTACTAGATTGATCTGTAAAAGATGCAGTAGGCAGAGAATTCAACGCTACACTTACATTAATACTACTAGAACCAACATTACTAAATTGATCCTGGTAGGTAATCGTTGATGAAATAGTATCACCTGAACTAGTAGAAGATCCACTAAGGTTAGAATTTAAAGTAAGTCCTCCTGAACTATCAATTGATATTGCAGAGTTTGATGAGGTAAATGACTGTACTGCTGCACTATTGTATTGAGGACTGTAACTTATATCTAAATCTCCTTGTGTACCTGTTCTACCGTCAGTGTTGATAACTACATTAGCTCCACTTACTGCAGATTCGATAATAAAGAAACTACCGTTATTAGAAGCAGAACCTATTGGAGCTGCTGCTATAGTCATTGCATGATTAGATGTTCTAGTTGCAAATGATTGATCGTCATCTATTGATGCGGTAATTCCATAAACAGAAGCACTTAAAATATTTTTAGCTTGTACTAAAAAAGTACCTCCTGCTTGTATTGTGTTTAGTTGACCAGATGGATCGGTAAAAGCAAAAGAAGTCATATCGACATTATCTCCTTCTGAGTCACTAAATGATATTGTATTAATAGTTGAACCACTTCTTGCACCATTAGTATTTAAATTAGCTGCTGTGTTGGTGAAAGTTATTGTTGGTGCAACGTTATCAGTAACATTAACTATAAAAGTAGTTTGAGATGGAGTACCAAATCCATTACTTGCTGTTACACTTCCGTTTATTTGAGTTCCTCCATCATATACTGAACCTGAAATGTTACTTCCTAAAGAAACGTAACCAGAAGAGTTTATACTAAAGATTGCAGATGATGAAATAGACCAAGTAACTGCTTGGTCGGCAGTAAATTGAGCATTGGTACCTGAATAACCATCTGAATTAGTTTTAACACCATCTCCAGAAGTTGCAGACTCTATTACATATAAGTTACTAGGACTTGTAATAGTTGGAGCTGCGTCATCAGCTACTGGTATAGTAACCGTTGCATTACTATAACTGTTATAAGGATCAGAAACTGAAGCACTATACACATAAGCATTTATTAAATCAGAGTTAAGATAAGCTCCTACTTTTAAAGTTACGTTTCCATTTGATGCCATTTGAAAAGCATCTTCCGTTGGGTCAGTTTTACCAGAACCTCCATATGAACCAGTAGATACATTACTACCATCTAATTTTAATCCAGCTAAAGTAAACGAAACAAAAGTTAATGTATTACTTTCTGCATCGGATGCAGTAGCTGTTCCTGCTGAAGTACCTGAAGCTACACTTTCTGATACTCCTGTAATAGTCTGGTTATTAAATGTTGGAGCTGCATTATCTACTACACTTATAGTTACAGGTAAAGTAGTAAACGAATTACCATCTACACCAGCTATAAAGTGTTCATCTGAGGCAGTTAATGATAAACTATAAGAAGAGGTTGTTTCGTAATCTAACGAACCAGTATTTTGTAGTAATCTAACGTATGAACCTGTTCTTGTAAATATAAAGTGGTCATTAGCGTCAGATTGTGAAGTAATAGTAATAGCATCACTATCAGCATCAGTAAAGTATATTTTAGTTACTTCTTCTGCTACTGCACTTTCATTTCTTGAAGAACTAAATGTTGTTATAACGTTTCCAGCTGCAGAAGTTTCTCTAAACTGTGGTGCACTGTTTAAACTAACTGTTAAATAAATTGTTTTTGTAGTTGGAGTACCAAAACTATCAACTGCTCTTAAAATTATTGGGTGAGCATTTTCTCCATCACCTCTATCAGCAGTATTCATTGACCCAGTAGCTAATACATTAAGAGTCATTTCACCACTACCAGATACTCTTACAAAATCGTCAGTATAAGCAGAAGAAGTGCCAAAAGTAAGTGTTTGACCCTCTGGATCTGATCCTGCTACTGTAACTATAGCTGATCCTGATGTAGTAAACTCAGTTACCGTTTGATTACCTGTGCTAATAGTAGGAGCTGAGTTAGGATAAAAGACTGCATTTAAAAAATCTTGAACACTACCAGAAGTACCTGGATTAAAAGATGCTGTAAACAATGATGGTAACTTATCTTGAGATATAATTCTATTTCCATCGTAAGTAACATCACCTCCTGAACCAGTTGCTACAGTTACTGCAAAAGTACTATCATCTCCTTTGGTAAATGTTATAGTATTGCTAGAAACTGAAGCAGTTGTTAATAAACTACCTGTACTAGTAGACGATCCTCCGAATCCACTTCTAACTGCAGAAGATGATATAAAGGTATCACTAATAAATGATGCAGTACTAGCAAAAGATGATGATATAGATGAGGTAATGAAACCTAAATCATCTAACTGAGCTGATCCTGATATAGTACCTGCTGGAACAGTTGTTTGTGTACCAAATCCTGCTGCTGCAGCTGATGCTGATATAAAAGTATCAGATATAAACGATGCTGTTTGAGCTGTAGTAGCTATAGAAGCACTATCTACTCTACCATCTACATTAGAAGCTGAAACATATGAAGCAGAAGTTGAAGCTGTTATGAAACCTAAGTCTTCTATCTGTTGCGAACCTGATATAGTACCAGAAGTTACGTTTTCATTACTGAATCCTAATGCTGCAGCTGATTGAGAGGTAAGAAAACCAGATGCAGATATTTGAGCTGATTCAGAAAAGTATTGAGAAGACGTATTTACATACGAACCAGTAACAGATGTTAACGAAGAAACTTGAGAGGTTAATGTTTCTACTGAAGATGTTAATGAAGCTGTTGTTATTTTGATTGCATCTACTTCAGATTGTATAGATGCTGTAAAAGTTTGTAAAGAGCCAGTTGCTCTATTAAGAGGTCCTAATGATGCCGAATTACTTGGAGCGCCTGATTCTAAATTTGATAGACGAGCAAGTACAGAGGTGCCATCGACAGTTAAATCCGAACCGGATATATGTAGTGCACCAGTTATACTTAACGATGCTGTATGTGGCACAATCCTAGCCTGAACCTGACTACCGGATGCAAATACTAACGATCCGGATAATTCACTTGAAAAAGTAGTCATTTACCTCTCTTACTTTTTTATTCCTATTAAGACAACCTTTTCTACTAATAAATAGCAGTTCACGTAGCTTTATTTTCTGTTTCGCTCGTAATTTTTATAGAAGACTTACTATACATTTTCTTAGGATTAAAATTAATAGCATTAATTGTGTCAGTAATTATGTAACCTAATAATTTAATACTAAATTCAGTTTTAACTATTCTATCATTACCTTGTACTAGTTCAGTAGCCGTGGTGTAGTTATCTATCATAGCTCTAAATTTGTATTTATTAACATCTCCCCAATATGAATCTGATGCAAAATTTATACCCTCTATTATTTTATTGTTTTGTTCCATATAGTCTGTAAATATAACACTACTATATGTGATATTAACGTAGTCTGGTATGGCAACAGCATACATTTCAGTGTCTTTTATTCTATTATTTAAGATACTAAACCTATCATATGCATTTTTACGTGAATACTTCTTTGTAAATATACCGAAGTTTTGTGGATTGTTACCATCTAACTTATTACCTAAGTTTCTATTCTTTTCTATATTATCTCTTCTGAATGTAATTAGAGGAGCTTGCATTTTACCATTTTTATCACGGTAATATCCATCTTTCTGCATAGCTGCCCATCTTTCTGGTGAAGCATACACTAAAGGTACGTTAATTAGATTACCATTTTGAGTAATTTGTGGTTTAAGTACTTGATTAAAGTAATAAAAAATAGCTTCATCAATGTCTTTAACGCCTACAGTTATAGTTTGTACAGTATCGTT